TAACTACTTTTTAGAGGAGGTAGATCCAGAGGCGTATCTCGCAACTTTGAGTATCGAGTCGCGCAGAAGCGTCGAAGCTACCCTAGCTCGTACCAAGGCCGGATTTAACGTTGATTTAGTGACTCCACTGATCGGGAAATCTGTGGAGGATAAGAATGAGGTTCGCAGCTTTATTCGAGATCGAATGTTAGATGTGGTAACACACGATTTGGGTACGAGACTGAAACCACTGTTGGATGCGGAACAAGTTCAAGCCAGTAAAGTTGGCCCTTTGTCGATCATGTTACCATTCTCGCAAAGACGCGCTGACTTGCTTAAATACTACTCGACTCCTAAGGTTAGTTCTAACTTTAGGTATATTGAGATGGCATTTAGCCGCATACAACAGCGACTTCCTAAAAACTTAAAGGCTACATCTGTTGATGATGCCTTCAAGGCCATGCCAAGAGGAACTAATCTTGGCGCCCCATTCTTCAAGAAGAGTTCTGATCTCTACCCGGAGTTGATTAGAATGACTAAGATGATTGAGAAGGATGGGTACACATCACATCAATCCAAATACCCCTGCTTACTTTATTGGAGGGGTCAGGCTGCTGGCCTTGACAAACCCGTTAAGCAAAGGGCTGTGTGGGGTTATCCCCATGTAATAAGTTTGCACGAAGAGCGGATCATGATACCAATCATCAAAGAAATGAAAAAGTTGCCTGAATTTGCAGCTCTAGTGTCAGACGAAGCCGTGAATAAAGAGATTAGTTTACTGTTGAAACACCCTAATAGGAAGCAGTCTATTGATTTCTCTTCATTCGATCAATTCGCAAAACCAATGACTGGTTACGTGTTTGATCTAATACGTGGTATGTTTCGCAGGAGTGATTGGGGCCTAATAGACTACATACAGTACGAATTTGAGAACATACCCTTGCTCCACCCAGACGGCATCTGGTTTGGAGAACATGGCGTACCATCTGGAGCAGGACCTACAAACTTCTGCGACAGTATGATTAATTGGCTGATTGCTGAGGCATTTGCCATTTATAAAGGGGTTCGCCTCTTACGGGCCACGTTTCAAGGCGATGATGGGGTATACTTGTATTCTGAGGATATCGACTCGAAGGAGTTAGTCGAGTTCGTGAGGACATTAGGCATGTATGTCGGCTTTGATAAGGGCGGAGACAACAGTGATGTAGTGTTGTATCTTCAAAACGTTCACATGGCTGAGTATCGGGTGAACGGACTGAATGTCGGTGTAAGACCAATGGAGAAAAGTCTATCCGGTATGATGGGCTTTGAAACTGCGAGAGATCGTACTTGGCGTCCGGTCGATACAACCCTCAGGTGGCTCCAACAGGCTGAGTCACTTAAGTATCACGTATCATTTGAAAGAATCGCGAGACTTTTGTACAATAACGATCGTTTACTAAGGCAATTCAACATACGTGAATTGATTTCACTAGCTGGAGGTCTCAGTGAACTCGAAGCCAGGCAGAAAGACAAAAGTTTTCCTTATGGAAAGGCTCCCCTCTCCAACTTAGCAAATTTCGCCATTGTTAAGATACTGGATCGGATGAGGAAGCAACTTCATGGTAGAGAGGACCCTCGCGG